GGAGTTATAGCTCCCTTTAGCTTCGGGAAAGAAACGTCCCTTGAACAACTTCCCGATCACGAGTAGTCATCGCCACTTCACTGGTAACCTTCCACCCCTATCTGACCTTGAGGAAAATAACCGTATTCTGGAATGCCTATAGGCACAGAGCTTCTAGGGAAGTCGGAATAGCCAGGATGACTAAGCCGGTAGTATTTATAATCTCCCCATTTAGATCGTTCGTCACCATCTGAAATTAAAGGAATACCGAGTAAACTACCAGCTAATCTAAAATTTTTTATATTTGGTAGATCAGAATTCATTTTAATTTTTGACAAAAAAACTTTTTTCTGAGAGCAGTCTAACAAAACCGAGTGTGTTTATTTTAAAATCGCTATTATTTAAAAGAGTAATTATTTTTTTTAGATGTCTCAATTTGGACAGACTTTCCTTAATAAAGTAATTGAGTCTTTTGAACCTACTGTATACCCTGAAGTATTTGAATCTTATGAGAAAGGCGATATAGGCCCAGCTTTTGGTGTTTTTAATCCTGAAACAAAAGTATATGAGCTTACGCCTGAAGGACAGAAATTTAAAGATTATTTTAAAGAAAGAACAGGAGGATTAAATTTAAATATTCTTCCTGTAGATCCAGCAGAAAGACTACGAGATAGCTCTCTAAAAGGGTATTTTTTATCTCGCGGACCTGGAGGCGCAACTGATCCAGTAAACCGCAATCTTTACATAAATCCGGATAATCAAGAAGATTTTTTTACAGTTGCTCATGAGGCAGGACACGCTAAAGACTCTTTTCTTGCGAAAAATAGAGATATAAAATATTTTCCTACTGAAGTAAAAAGTCCTGTTGATTTTTTAAATAACTATATAAATATAGATCCTCAGACTAGACGTAAAATAATTACTGAGACAGAGGCCCAGAGAGCTGCTATCGAAAGTATGAAAGATTTAGATATTCCAAGTGGAGCAAGTCAAGGTGATCCGTGGTTTAAAGGATATCCGGCTTCTTATATAAATAAAGGATTGTTAAAAGCTAGAGAAATGATAACTGCACCAGTAAGACCAGAATCTTTACTCCCAGATACTTTTGCGAATTTTAGAGAGCAAGGTACATTTCCTACTTATTATTCCTTATATGAACCCAATTCTCCTGTCCATCGTCATATTGATTTAATCGATGCAAAAACAAAAAAAGTTTTAAATTTAGCTCTTGATCAGAATTATAGAAACAAAGAACAACAGATTCTTGATAATACTCGAAAATATATAAACGACAGATTAGGTTATTAATCCGGTCAACTACGAGGCTATTTATCAAGTTTAAAATAAATATACTCAGGATGCACTGGAAAGTATTTTAAAGTTGCAGGACAAAGCCAACCAGTTAGATTTTCGTTTATATATTTTTTTTCTTCGTTCACCGTGGAAAATAAGGTATACCAAACCCCGCCATCTTCAAATTTTTTATAATGTAAATAGCCTTGGTGCTTAGGAAAAGGTTTAGCTGAAAATAAAATTTTAGGTTGATCTGAGACAATATTATTATCTTCTAAAACTTTGTCAATAATTTCAGGGATGCCTAGTACAAAAGGTTCATGCGTTAGGTCACGAGCTTCGTCTGTGAAGGCCCAGGTTCCTGCATATTTATAAAGTTGAATGGTGAGCATGGAGTTGTTCATGTGATTAAAAAGTAATGCAGAAGTACAGTAGAGCTAGCAGGGACGAAAAAGCAAGTGCGGTTAACCGAATAACAATTAATGCTATTATTTATTTAGCGTAACGATAATTGTGTCTCCTCCACCTCAAAGACCTATAACTTTTGAGGATTTGCAAAGAGTTCGAGGTAAAGTTGAACAAGAAAGACGAAATCCAAACAGATATGATGAGAATAGAGCAAGAAGATATATTTTTAATGAGGCGCTTAATGAAGGCGATTTAGATCAAGCTCTTTACGATAATCAACAATGGTCTGATGATTACTTCCCTGAAGGTTCTGAGGAACTTAGGAGTAATGCCGACATATCGGATTTTCCTAACGCGATTCGGTTTCGAGGTTCAGATATAGATCCAGATTTAGATGGATTTGAACTCGCAAACATTGCCGCATCACAACCAAATCAAGCTCTTGATTTTTTAAATAGCCGCATAGTATCGCCTGAAACTACTCAAAGTATATATGAAGGGTTTTCCCGTGCTCCTGCCGATGAAATAAATCTGATTAGAACGGTTCTTGACAGAGGTGCTACTACTTCAGATATTTATGAAGGTTTTGAAGGTGAGGAAAGAAGGCAAATTCTTGATGAGATAAATAGAGCGGGACGTGGGCAACCCAACGCCCCTTCGATTGCAGATTTATATGCACCTGTAAATCAAATAAGCCGTGAGCTAAAAGAAAAATTTGATTTCGTTCAGCAGCAACAAAGAGACTTCAAAACAAGAAGTCGTGACGTAGCTAGGTCGGCTGCTTCTTTAAATATACCTTTTTCTCCAGGAACTGAACAACAAAGATTAAATTTTGTTGATGAAATAGACCCCCGAGAAAAATTAGTGGCAGAAGCAGCGAGAATAATAGATCGTCCCCCAGCTTCGTTTGAAGATTATGCAGCAAGTAATAATAGATTAGTTACTTTGGCTAGGGATCTAAATGCAATAGTACGAAACAATAACTCCAGGAATCGGGAGCAACGATATAATCAAATACTTCCAGCGGTCAGAGAATCCCCCCGTGGCGATGAAATTATCAATGCGGTGAGAGGTGCGGCTGAAGAAAATCAGCGACCAACACTTTTTGATACAGGTATTCCTACACCGGCTACACCTGATGATGCCGAAAGAATGCGGATATCCTTAAGTTTTTCTCCAGCCGAGATGCGCAATGAACTTGATGCTTTAGAAGAACGTGCCCGTAGAACTGGACAATTAGTTATACCTGAACTACGAAATAAAGTGATGGAGAGCATAGATAAAGAAGCAATCAATCAACTCGAAGGAGCGTTAAGACAGTATCCTGAAGTGATTCCTTTGTTGTCAAATGCACCCAAAACAATAGCCCCCGTGGGAGGTAAAGAAGAATTTTCAAAGTATGCAAATTTTATAGATTCAGTTCAACAAGTATCTGATCCAAAAGATCGGGCTGATATTTATAACAGCTTGATGACAGAACGCGGGACTCCTCAGTATGAGTTAGCCGGAATAGAGTACGATTATACTAGCGGAAGTACGGAGCGCCAGCAAAGAGCTCTTGAACGTTTAAGTCAGTTAAATCCCGAAGCAATTGAAAAATTAAGTAGGGTTTCATCACAAGCTGCATCTACGGTCAGACCTTTGATTGGAGGAGGTAAATATGTGGGGCGGGATGATCCAGAAGCAAGAGAGATGATTAATAAGATTGATGAACGAGCTCGCGTTTTTAGGAAAGCTTTTAACGACTTATCGCCTGAACTTAGAAATAAACTTTTTAATAAGTACACACAAAGTGTAGATAATCCTACAGAGTTATATGTAAGATACAACCCAGATACGGATGAAGTCATTCCAGCAAAAATAGATGATATCGGTGAAATATATGGGCTAAGTATGACTAATTCTCCACCTAAGACTCCTTCAATAGCTGACTCTAGGCGGTTTCAAGCTCAAGGAGATATTTCAGAGAATGCCTTAAAATTTCTTGTAAAAAATCCTATTTTAGGGACGTCTACAATAAGTTTTCAAACACTTTCGCCTGAAGAAAATAGATTTACTTACGACGCTAAAGAGCTACCACCACCTGTTTCTAAAGCATTTACAGAATTTATTTCTAAAAATGCGCTGGCCGGAATGCCTCCCGGAACTTTGGTAGTGAATAAACCATTACAGGAATTTGATCTGGAGGAAGTAGCCGAAACAAAAGGAAATGCCAGTTCGACTTTCCGTAAACAACAAGAGGTCATTGGAACTCCAGCAAATAAAAGAGGGTTGTCTTACCAGCGCGGTGGTTTTGGACCAATGCAAGGTCAAGAGCAATCCCAATTTGCATATATAAATAAAGAAGGAAAAGTAATTCCATTACAGCTATACCCTGCTGAGACACCGATTCGAGGAGAATTAAGCTTTAGCGGGAATCAAGCAAAAGTCATCCAGAGTAGTTTACCTAGTGTTAAGACTTACTATTCACTTGATCCAATAAGTGCAACTGCTCTGGGAGCCCTCCAAAAGGGACAAGACCTTACAGAATGGTGGAATCTCGGAAGAAACACAAGAATTCCTAATGAAAGTAATGCATCTTGGAGAGAGTTGCTACGCGATGACAGAAGTCAACTTACTAGAACTGATGCGGCATTTGAAGCAGGAGAAACTGGGCTTAAAGGAATTAGACCGCTTAAAGCGTTTACTCCAAACATGATAAGAACTGGACCGACACCCGCAGTAAGGCAGGCATTTGAACGTCCGATACGATCTATAGTAAGAAATCCAGGATCTTTATTACCTGGTCTATCTGATTTAATTCCAAGTCCAGAAGCAATTCAAACAGGATATAAGCAGGGGCCTGTTGCGATGGGTAAACAAATGGGTCGTGAATTTGTTCAAAGTTTACCCACTGGAGCAGCTTTTGCCGGAGCTTTATCTACTCCTGCTTTAGCCCCATTTGCACCTGGCGTGGGGTTAGGTTTCGTTGGATCAGCTGCGGTTAATGCTGCAAATGAAGTTATCCGACAAGAAACTGGCGAAGGTATAGTACCTAAAGCACGCCAATTTATTGGAACGGCACCTAGAACTAACGTTGCAGGTAAACCACGCATGGCTGAAGCACCCCTAACAGCTGAGATAAAACCATTATCTGCTCAAGGTAAAGCCGAAATGAATCGTAGACAAAACCGTAACGAGCTGCAAAAACGTATGGAGTTAGCTGGAGAGAGGTTTAACCCACGCCGTGGTGAGTTTGGTTTGTCTGAAATATTGTTTGGTCGTTGATTTCATCTGTAAAAAAAATCTTGGCTATTGTCAACGAGCTAAAATTTTCAGTAAACTACACAGTAAATTTACCTGTTAAAAAATAAAATCCCAATGAAAGTCAAAATGCGTGTAGTGCTTGAAGATGCAATAGAAAGAGGCATTCAAGCGGGATATCGTTTAGCGTATAAACACACCGAAAATCCATGCGAGGAATCAATCCGTGTGGCAATTGAAGATGCTATTTGGATCGAATTAGATAATATCTTTTGTTTTGAAGATGAGTATAAAGAGTAGTTGAATTCACTAATCAGTTATTATGTCCTTGTAAAATGAACTTTAATTTTGGTAAAAAAACAAAAAACATTTACACATACGCTTTTATAGGCGTTTTATTTACCACGATTGTAACGTTGGTGTCACAGTGTACAGGTATACCTGAAAATAAAATCTATGATGCCGTTGACGAAATCCAAAGAAATATTCCCAGCAAACCTTTAAACGACTTTATAATTAATGATCCTGTTCTTTTAAATAGAAGAATTGTTCGCGATGTTGATAAAGCTATTAAACAATATGAAAATACAACACAAGATAAAGAAGTTAGATTAAATCCTTCTTTTTTTTCTGAAAAACCACCAGATGAAAGTAATGCTCAAAAGTTACTAGGTGGTGAAATTAGAATGTGCGGTTCTTGGGTTTCTGACTGCCCTGAATTTGAGTATAATTAAAGTACGTAAAAAAAATACGTTATCGTGTTTGTTTTAAACGGCCAACCTTTACCTCTAGATGTTCCTTTTGAAGCAGGGAATACTCTTTATCCTGCAAATTGGTTGCGTTTAGCTTCCCCTGAGGAAAGAACAGCAATAGGTATAACTGAGATTCCTGATCCTCCTAGTCCTTATTACGATCAGCGTTTTTATTGGGGTTATACCGCCAGCGGAACTTTAATTCCAAAAGATCACGGCGTACTAGTTTCAGGTTGGGTAGATCAAACAAGAACGACAGCAAATACTCTTTTAAGCCCTTCCGATTGGGCCGTGGTTCGTATGGTCGATAACGGAACACCTATTCCAAGCGGGGTTCAATCATGGCGTCAAAATGTACGTTTATGTTGTAACGAAAAAGTAGTTTATATAACCACAACTACAACTACTGAGCAATTAGCGGATTACATCACCGGCTCTGGTTATCCTGTTTGGCCTCTTCAAGAACAACCTATAGTTGTAAGTGAGACCTCTACAGATAGCACTTCTGATTTCGGGTTTACTGGAGTAAGCACAGGCGCCATATTTACTGGTGTAAGTAGCACGGATGGAATTAATAGTTCAGTTTTATTTGGCAGCAGCGGTGAAGATACAATAATTTTATAAAAGAGGCATTTCGTACTCTTTAGTAACGTTTACATAGTGCTGCCAGATAATCTCGGAGCTGTTACCTGCCCAATTTGCAACTTGGGCCACCGGAATCTGTGCCTCTAACCAACGACTAATTGCCGTGTGTCTCAAATCATAAGGTCTGTATCTATGTTCAATTGCACCTGTTGAATGTAATTCACACATCCTGTCATAAAAATAACTTTGAAAAGCAAGTCTATTCCAAGGAAATATATAATCTTCAACTTTTTTAGTCTGTTGTATGATCTCTTGAGCTCTTGAGTTCAAAGGAACCCAACGTTTACGATTTGTTTTTGTGGAATCTTTGTGCCCGTGGGTTAAAGTGTAGTTGCAATGTACTAATATTTTATTTTCTTTTATGTCATCCCACTTTAAAGCTCGAACTTCGCCTGTACGCATTGCTGTTTGAAGCATAAACTCTGCATAATGAGACCAATTAGCCCCGTTTTTTGTAAAACGTGAAGATAAGGCACTTAAAACTATTGAAGTTTCTTTTTGAGGGATAACAATAACATCGATATCTTCTTGAGGGGGTTTTGGCATTTTAAAAGTTGTTATAGGGTTTTTTGTTAATAAAGCAATGTCTTCGCTAGACGCCCACTTGTAAAGACTTTTTATATACATAGCGACTCTGCGACTTGATTTAATCGGTTTTTGTCCTAGTACCCAAGTCATAACTTGGCGACCTTCTTCCAAATTTGTGATTGGACAGCGATTTATCCATTTTTCTACTTGCTTATAATCTGCAGTTAAACTTGTAGGACAAAGAGTAACAGCTCGTTCGGCTTTGAACTGGACCCAGGCGAGTTGAAGTGATGTGGACATTAATGTTAATAAATCAAGTTTATTCTAGCGCATAGAACGCGCAGCCGCTACCTTGCGGCTTATTTGTTCAGTTTTTTAAGTTTTGTGTTTTTGTTTGGAGTAAACTATATTTAGACGCTTCTTATGCGTGAGCGCCTCTGAAGAAAATGAGCTTGTTTTTAATCTTAGTTGTCTTCAGCGGAGAAACGCCCGTAAAAAATTTAGAAAAGATATAATTGAAGCTTGGGGTAATAAATGTGCTTATTGCGGAGATACGAGAGCGCATACTTTAGATCATATTATTCCTAGAGCCAAAGGAGGTTCTACAAAAAGGGGTAATTTGCTAGCCGCTTGCCCTACTTGCAACCTGGCAAAATCCGATACTGATTGGTTGCTGTGGTATAGATCTCAAACTTTTTGGAATCAAGAAAAAGAAGACACTATTTGGGAATGGCTTAGTTATAACCACGAACAAAGTATTGCGGCTCGTGAGTATGAGGAAATATGCAAATTACCTCTATTTCTTCCCCCGACGGAAACGGGAGAAGTCATTAAAAAAACAAAAAGTAAAAAAAAGTCTACTTCTTAACTAGTTTTGTAACTACACCAGCTAGTATTTCGATGATACGGTAAACGCGGGCCAATAGCTCGTCGTCTTTTGGTGTTTTTGTCAAGTTTACAATTGCAAGGGCTGCAGCGTGGATAGCAACGATCGCAGTTAAAATTTGCGACCAGTTAGCTGTGAGGTAAACAAGCATGGTTCTATTAAATTTCTGCCCTTATACTAGCATACAGTTAACGAGAGAGTATCAAGGTATCTATTTTGTCGTTAATTGAACGTAACCACGTTCTTATTTCGTGCAAGTCATTGTTTAAATCTTTTTTTAAAACATAATCTATTGGTAGTTTCTCTATTTTTTCTTCCACAATCTCTAATCTTTTTTTAATATTTTCAAATCTTTTATCCGTAACTCGTTGCCTTTGTTCGTGTAACCAAGTGAAAAAAGCTACTACTCCCGCAAGAGATGCAACAAGCGTTTCCATTGTCATCTCCTTGCCAACAATTATATTCTACCTCAGCTCTTTAAATTTTTTTAGGCTAAACTATAGTTATTGGATATCTTGTCAAATGTCTGAACTGTCTAAAAACCTAGAATTGGACGTTGTTCTCGCTAGTGGGACTTCGACAAGTGGAGCCCAACGGACCACATCTAGTCACTTTGACCAGCGCCGACAGGTAAACGGCAGTGGCGTGGTGGTCGACACAACAAACTCTAAAAAATATATATCGGAGGGATACTTTGCTCTTTCTGATTATTACCCTTTAACGATTAATGGTACTGGTATTTTGCAAGTCAATATTAGGGATCAAATTGGAGTCCGCGACGTTGTAGTTTTAAACGGTTCAGGAACCGAAATTATGTCTGCAAAGCCTTCTAAATTAAGCTCTCGTAATAACTCTACAACCCAAAAAAGAATTAGTGCTTCTGGGACTCATTACATGTACATTGAGCTTAAAGGGCGCAGCGGTTGTGAGTATCGTATAGGTGTTGATATTTACAACCAGTAATGAAAATTTCTGCAGCCGGTATTGAACTTCTTAAACAGTTCGAAGGCTGCAGACTTACTGCGTATCAAGATTCTGTGGGTGTTTGGACTATTGGGTTTGGCACCACCACCGGAGTTAAAGAAGGCCAGACCATATCGCAAGTTAAAGCGGAAGAATATTTACGTTTTGACCTTGCTATTTTTGAAAAAGCTGTTACAGAATCTTTAAAAGTACCTGTAAATCAAAATCAATTTGATGCTCTTGTAAGTTTTACTTATAACATCGGAGTTTCAGCTTTTAGATCATCTACTCTTTTAAATTTAATTAACGAAAAAACAGATAAAAAGATTGTTGCCGCTGAATTTTCTAAGTGGGTTAAAGCAGGAAATCAAATACTACCTGGGTTAGTTAGCAGGCGAAAAGCTGAGAGTGAGCTATTCTTAAAAGGCGCAAAAAATGATGTTTTGGCCCATACAATTCTCGCCCAACGCGACACGTGGTTAAAGCGTAAACCAGGTCAGACTTCTGATTTGACGCCTGAGCAGAAGTTATTTGTACCTAAAGGAAGTGCTCATGCTTGGACCAACATTTCAATTGTTCCTGGTGAAATAGATTATAAAGTTACATTAGAAGCGCAACCTACTCAAACCTGGTGGTTTTATCCAAACCATTGGAAAATTATAAATGATCCTAAAATAACTTCTGTTGAACCTCAATTTAAACATCCTAAAAAACTTGTTTTAGACGTACCTTACTATTCCCAAAGGGATAATAAAAAAGATCCTTTGCGTTCTTGTTTTTCAAGTTCGTGTGCAATGCTTCTTAAATATGTGAAACCTAATAGTATAACGGGCGACGACGAGTATATGGTTACTGTTTATAAGTATGGGGATACTACAGAACCTTCCGCTCAAGTGACTGCTTTAGAACAGTACGGATTGAACGTAGAGTTCAAACAAGATGGTGGTTGGAGTGATATTGATTCACAGTTAGCTAAAGGATTTCCTATTCCTATTGGGGTTCTTCATCATGGATCTGTAAGTAAACCAAGTGGGGGAGGACATTGGCTTACGATTATTGGACGGAACGAAGATAACACGGCGTATGTAGTAAACGACCCCTATGGGGAAATGGATCTCGTCAACGGAGGATATCTAAACTCTAACGGATCCCATTTGCTGTACTCTAAAAAAAATCTAGGACCTCGTTGGCTCGTGGAAGGTCCAGGGACTGGCTGGTATATAGAAGCCATTAAGTAATTTTTAATAATTTATTTTAATTTACTGAGGTGTCTCGGGCTAGGATCAAGGCTACCTAGGTCTTCTTCATGGAATTAGCTCAGACAATCAACCCCTTAAATTATTTAGAGGAACAAGACAAGGTTACTTTTATGGAATTTTTATATCAAAAATATCAACCTAAAAATCATTGCTTTACTGGTTTATGGGAACAATTTAAATCAGATAATGCTTTTATGGTAAGAAAAGAAATTTTAATTGAATTAAACAAAGAATCCTTGCTCCCAGGAGAGGAGTTTACTTCCTTAGTGTCCTAGATTGCTAATTATTAATTACACACTTGTTCTTTGTGTAAACTTAAAGTAATAACTTAATTTTCATGGCTGATCGAGAAAGAGATTATGACAAAGAATACAAACAATACCATGGAACCGAGGAGCAAAGAAAACGTCGAGCAGCTCGCAATAAAGCTAGGCGTCATTTAGAGAAGGAAGGGCGTGTAAGCAAACACGACGGAAAAGATGTGGATCATAAAAACGGCAACCCTCTGGATAATAGCCCTGCTAACATTAGAGTAATGTCCCGTAGCGCAAACAGATCTAAACACTAATGGCTATTCTTCCTCGTCCTGGTGAAAATAAAATGCCTGCGGAGCTAAAGCCGTTAGGTGGGTTGGCAGCTCTGCCTCCCAGTTTGATGACAGCCAACACTCCTTTAGAGATCGGAATCCGTCGTGGTGTTCAGATGGACGACTCTAGTCGGATAGCAGCACAAATTCAACACAACCGTGGCGTCTATACAAGACCACCCGTTGGTCCTGTTGAGTATAGTGAAGGAAACATTAAGAAAAGCACCGAATTAACTGGTGTTGCCGGGTACAATCAGAAAGAGATTCCGTTTCGAGATAGTGCTGATGATATGAGTCAGACGCAGTACATGGCCTCTATTGCTCAAAATACTCCAGAGCAACGAGCAATACTCCAGCAAGAAATGTTAAACCCTAACCAGTACTTTTTAAATACGCAAGAAATTAACGATAATAAAATGGTAACCAGCCACAATACACCAACAAACTTAATGGTTTTGGCTAAAGTTAAAGCAATGAAACAAATGGGTAAGTAATGGATAACGATTTTCCAGTCCGTATGGCGGGTTCAAGGTTGGGTCTTGATCCCCTGAGAGTTGCAAGTATTACGCCGTCCGAACTTACAAAACGGCTTAGGTACCAAGAAGCATTTCCTCGTACTTGAAAAATCTTCACGTGGCTTTAATGTAGACGAAGTTGCTTAGCTTCTTGTGCATAAAGTCCAACTTGATTGGGTAACACCTGATGCTGAGCGAGTTATAGCTCGTCATGCCAGAGTTAGCGCAAAAAATCCTGATAAAGCTGAATTTACAAAACTTTTAAAGTATTGTATTCGGCATAGCCATTGGAGTATTTTTGAGCAAGCATCGGCAAGCTTTGAGATTATAACTTCAAGAGCTATATCAGCTCAAATTATCAGACATAAATCTTTTAATTTTCAAGAGCTAAGTCAAAGATATTGTGACCCATTAGATCTTTTAGAAGAATCAGAGTTGATTTGCTGGGATTTTGATTTACGCAAACAAGATCCAACAAACAGACAAAACTCTACGGAAAATATGGATATTGAAATAGTTGCGAAGTTTAAACAACGTATATACGATCATTTTTATGAGAGCAAAAAATTATATAAAGATATGATTAATGAAGGTGTAGCTAAAGAGTGTGCTAGAAACGTATTAATGATGTGCTCTCCTACAAAGATATATATTACTGGAACTATTAGATCTTTTATACATTACGTTGGGCTTCGAGCGTCTGTTGAAACTCAAAAAGAACACCGAAAAATTGCCTCAAGTATTGGGCTTAGTTTGTCTACTGTGCTTCCTGTTACAACAGAAGCAGTAATGTCAGCCGCTAATGATGACCACAGCTTACGTGGTTGGCTAAATATTAACTATAGATAAAGCGAAGGCGGGCTTGATTAGGCCCGCCGTTAAGTCGCTCTGCGTTCGCATTCTTCAATTATAGTAACTTATCCCACAAATCGCCACCAGGTTTAGCGACTTCACTATTTTTTAATGGTTGTTGATCTTGTACTAAAGGTTGTAGAGGGACTCGCATTGAGGCTTGTTGAGCAATAAGCACGGCAGTTTGTTGTTGTAGTGTATTAATTTGTTGAAGTAATTGTTCTTGTTGAGCAAATGCCCAGTTCTTAGCGTTATTTGTTAGTTCATTAAGTACGTGAGCGGGGTGTGGAAAAGAATATACTGTTCCTTTCTCTGTATTAATTAAATGCCCTTTTTGTTCTTCGACTAATCTCCCGAGGAACTCGTTAATCCGATCTATATTTACGTTTGAGGTAATAGCAAGTTGTTCTGCTGATACGATCCCCCTGTTGGTATCGTATAAACGACTAAAGTTTGAAGCTACGTTTGTGGCCTCTGTAATTTCATTCTCTTCTTGTCTTTTCTTTTCGGATAGAACGGATGCTCCAAATAAAACACCGCCTGAAGCAGCCAATATAGGTGCAAACGCTGTGGGTTGGAACCAAGCTGCTCCGATACTTGCTGCTGCACCTATGCCAGTAAGAACGCCAAAAAAAGAACTAGGTTGTTTTAGTGTCATGAGTTTCAAAAGCAATTTTCCAAAGGTCATATGTTGGGTTTGATGCCCATTCGATCGGCGACGGGAGACGAGTGTCTCCATATGATGCCCGATCTGTAGTGACATCATATGGCTTCAATTGTAAACCAGTAACGACTGCTTTGCCTCCAAGTAATCGAGGCTCTACCTTCTCAATCTTTAGGACATTCTGTGCTGTTTCTTTTAAACGATCTACAAATCTTTGTTTAGCCGCATGTTTGTATCCATTTGATTTACAGAAGTTAACGTAGCTTGCATAAAGTTCAACGTATGCGTTTTTAACATATAAACCACGTTCGCTTTCATCCGTAGAGGGTCGGAAAGCACCTCCCCCAATACTTGTAGTGGAATTGGGCGCATACAAACAACAGTCTGAAAGCCACGCGCAAATTGGGTTATTAAACACTAGAGCTTCGATATCCGTAGCATTCAGCGTGGGGCAGTGCTTAACTGGATTGCTCAGCACATCACGCATCTGATCCCGCGTCATTGCTAAAGCCCAACTTACAATCCCCGATAGTTCTGGAGCTAATTCACCTTCTATGCGATCTTCATACACATTTATAAGATTTTTACGTTGAGAAGGAGGTACAACTTTATCCATGACGATTGTCAAACGACGACGCTCTAATCCACTACTAATATCGGAGGACGATATGTGTTCATTAGAAGCAATACAAACCAATAACTCCGGTTTAAAATTAATCGTCTGTGTCCCATACTTTCGTTCCGCCCGCAAAGTGTCAGAGGAGGAAGTAAGTTTTTTTAGTGTGTCTAAACGTTTTGAGAAGGAAGCTTCATCTGTCAAAAGCAGTAATCGTTTACCGATGAGGTTGTGTGTCTCGAATCGGTTGGTCTCAATTGTCTCCAAATCGCTTGTATGCGTCCCACCAAATCCAGCAAGGGCAATAAGAATTTGCTGCAGCGTGGATTTACCTGTACCGCCCGGACCAATTAAGTGAAGAAATTTTTCTCCTGTGACATAACCTGTTACTAACGCACGTAAAAATGCTTGGATAATAACTACCTTTTCTGTTCCGACAGCATGTTCTAACCAAGTAATAAACTTAGGGCATGTAGCTTTTTTGTCGTAATCATAACCTAGCTTTGTTCGTAAGAACAAATCCTTATGGTTACCAGCATTAAATTGTTGTGTGTCCGGATCTAAAATACCATTCTTAAATGGTATAAAACGGCGACCTTTATTCCATATGGATGTTCGTCCGCCATCAATCGAACGTAACATTTTAGCTTTTAATATCTGATAAACGGAAGCCACGGTAGCTGAGTTGTATTTTGGTAAAACACCAGCTACAACAAAAGTGTCTAAAGTTTTTACAATCCTACGTTTAATGTGCTGATCGTCTTGGAGATACCAAATACCTTGGTCGTCGTCGTAAGTAAAGAACTCATCTAAGGTTGAATCGAATAAAAATCGATCGCCATAGTTGTTAACAATAACATCGGCAATGTCATTCTCCGAAAATTGCCTGTTGTTTTGTTGCAAATTTATTAGTTGAGCCGGTGTTGCTGGTGTGGTAACCATTGAGTCAGATGGAGGTAAAGGTGTTGATGTTGATGTTGTTTGGAAAGAATCTTCCGAAAAAATGTCAAATGCCAGTATTGAATTTACTGGTTTTGCTTTTCTACTCTTGATGTCTGATTTGATTTGATCTGGGCATAAGGTCTCAAAGAAATCTTTGTAGTGAGACTTTAACTTTTTCCATGGAGATAATTCTCCGTTCTCTACAGCAAGCGAGATTGCTGGCTTTAAAGAAGAAGCATCAGTGATGCTGTTTAAGATTCGGTTAAATTTGCCATCAAGCTCAGGTGCATAGTCATACAGAGCATAGAACGCACGGTGTGCTATGTCAAGTGGTTTTTCTCGTGTTGGGACTTGTGCTTCTCGTAACCAGTTGCACCAGCCTATGATTTCTTTGAGAACCATAGCCATGGCAAACGACCTGTCTTCGACTTGATTTCCTTCGAGTATTTCCTTAACCGCATTACTGACCAGTTTGCTAATTTCCACTCCTTCGTCGGCGTATTCGACCTTTAGTGCCTCTAACGGATCTGATTCTGTAGATTCTTCTTTAGGAATTTGTGTATACGCAATATAAGCCTCGTCTATTTTTACTGCTGGTATAAATTTATCTGTAACGCATATGAGATCTTCTCCTTGTTTTGAACCATAAAAAAGGTTTACTGTTAATGTCGCTCTACGATCTGAGCCCGGAATTTGCTGGGAGATTTGCCTTGTAAACCATTGAAAAAAATCTGGGTCTAATATTGGTTTTTCTAGACCAAAGATCAATCTAAATCGAGGCCATTCTGCTGTGGAACTAGGAGAGTAATAAGCAGAGGACAGATATTTTTTACAAAGATCTAAGTCAAGTGCTTGAGTAGGAGTTAATTCTTGCTTTTGTATTTTTTCACCATCTTCTGTTTTTCCGTCTAATTGATTATCAATATCAATAATAATCAAGCCTGCTTGAATACATCCAGTTTTATCTTTAATGCGTTTGCCATCTACTAAATGCCACGCACAAAGACCTCTACCTTCTTTTACTTGTTCTGATATAAAAGTAATGCTTTCGGTAACAGGAATCCAATTCTCATTGAACGATTTAAAATTACCACCTGCACTTATTTTCCCTGTTTTAGGGTTTACATATTTTTTAACTTCAGAATTTAACGAACAGACAAATTGCATGGGCTAGCTCCGTCTTACTATTTTGGCACGATGTCCCGTATTAGACCACGATCAGACTCGAAAGCTCGGGTTAAACTTTCGAGTAAAATTTCTTTAAAACTTCCATCCACTGTTTTTTGTCGATATCTAATTCGTTAGCACCAAAAGTAAAAATTTGAACTGAATATTTTGGAATAGGAGTAGACACAACTATTCGAGTTTTATCAATTTTAATTCCTAGACAATGTTCTGCAGCAATAGAGTATGCAGCTAGCTGTAACTTTGTCTTTTTTAGTTTAAAAACACCACTAACTAAAGCTTTACGAGTTTTCTCGTCTAACTCCATAGTGGGTTTTGGAAATCTATAACTATAAGGACCTGCGGAAGTTTTAAAGTCTGCGAGTACACATTCCCCATTTTGATCCTTATAAATTATGTCAGGACAACCGGCATAACCATAACCTGTAATATTGTCGTAATAATGAATTCTGCCAACACCATCGTCCCCCACGTATTTTGACCATTGTGGCTGATTATAGGGTTTTTCAGACCATAGCACTTTACTGTTTTCTAAAAGCTCATCTAATTTTTCTGGAAGATCTTGCCAAAAGGGAATTAAATCTTGAGGTGGTTTAACAATTAAACCTCGGATGTAATTTTCAACCGCACCATGTATCCATGAACCTCTTGCCGCCGCAGCATCTGCTGCACCCGGGTTTAATACATTCCATTGAGCTAATTTTCGTTGAGTGTCTTCCGTTTGTGTAGCGGATAAGACACTAGTTACTGAAGGTAGTGGTCTATGTACTCCATCACAAACGTAATGACGTAAACCATCGATTGTTAAACGAGTTTGGGACACAAGTTTGTGTCGAATTAACTAAACTCTAGCGTATCTTAGTTAAAATGCATTAACAGGACATCTATTGACGTTAAAATCCTGTGAATTATCGTCATCATCATCTTCTTCATCCTCTTCATCGTCTTCATCTACACCGTTAATAAAAAATTCTGATTTTTGATAATCGAATTCTTTAGATCGACTATTTAAATCTTCGGCTAAACAAATGCCTGCCATAAAACTTTCTACGACAATATCACCACATTCTTCTGCTGATCTGACACTACCGTCCGGACCAACGCACTCTTGCAGAAGTTGGTTCGAAACGGTTAACGCACAGAGTTTATCTAGTTTTTCGTTTAGCTTTGTCAGGTTGTCTATAACAGCCTTTTGAAAAAGCTCAAATTTTGTGCTACGCGATGTCATGTTGGAAGTTCCGGAAGGGTTCCGATGTTTTCCCAATTTACTGCGTAACTGATCATCGTGCCATCCATCCACTTGTCCGGTTTTTGGAAAACGAACCAGCAAGCTGTTACAGAGTCTTTAGTCGAACCTACAGCTCGAAATTTTGGCCGTGGCGACAAAACAACCATGTTCGATAATTTATTCTTTAGAAGGAATGTTCTTCGTTTAAATACCGGTTCTAAGAAAGATAACCTATCTAAAAGAGCAATGCCATTAGTAGCTATTGACATTCCGTATTCCATTATGTATTCACTGTAGTCTTTTAAACCCATAGTTGAGCAGATGACCCAATCATATTTTTTTTCTCGCATAGACACCCACCAGATAGGGTCCATTAAGTTATTCGGGTCTTCATTTGTTGTGACTGTATATTTATGTTTTTGAAGTTGTGTGCTTAAAACGTGTTGCGGATCGTAAGGAACCAATACGTTTCCCGATATAAACGTGTGTTTAATCAGCGTATGGGTCACCCCATCTGGAACTACATAAAAATCAGTCATGAGGATCATGTGGGGATTCATAGTGTAAGGACAGAAAGGTTGCCTGTCTACCAAAGAATGGTTATATTCGACATATTCCAGGTTTATTAAATGTTAAATCTTGAGTGGCTCAATACAGAACAGAATTTTTTACATCAGCGAGTTCTCATGGACGCCAAGAAGCTGGATAAAGAACAACTTATAGAGGTTTTTGAAATGGTACATAGACAACATTTGTTACATAAACGTTTATTCTCGGCTTTGTCTTCTTGGTGTGTTCGCTCTGGCGTAATGCTTCCTCCATTAACAGAACTTCTAACTCCACGTGAAGTTGATCATCCGTTAAAACAAAACTTTACTAAATGTTCTTCCAGCTCAAACGATGAATAATTCTATATATTTGAGTTCTGCTCATACCGTATTTGATGCTCAATTCTTTTTGAGTCTTGCCTTCTCTATATAATCTTCTTAATTCTCTAACATTTGTATCTGTTAAAATAGCTCCTGGGTTATAAGAACCTTGTCTATTTCTGTTTTGTTTTTTATAAGGATTTATTAATTTATGACCGTCTTTTACTAACAAAATCTCTTCTGTCGTAAATTTTAAACCGCACGTGGGACAAAAGCGACGCCTGGTTTTTCCGTTCTTTTTCTGACGGACGGTTAAAACGTTAGTGACAACGCTGTTGCAATCTGGGTTTGGGCAAAACATTATAAAAATTTAAAATAAAAAGCGCCGGGATTACCGACGCTCAATTGGCTTCACTTGTTCAATGTACTCTAGAAATCAACTCCTAAAGCTTTGGCCTGTTCTTCAGTGAGCTCAACAGCTTTTTTTCGTTTTGGTTGTGGAGGTTCGGGTTTAACTACGATTACATCCTCTGCTGCTGGAGCAGCAACGGGAATAAGCATACGAGCAACTCCTGCTCCTTCTAAAGCTTGCGGCCTTGCAGCGGCAAACTGAGCTTTAATTTCAGAATGATCTGAACCAAGAGGCAGCTCAACCAAGTCCGAACCAGGTATGTGAGATTTCAAACAATGCACTACAGATTCAGTTCCTGACGAATCAAGCCACGCAATAACGTCCTCGACCAATTTTTCTTCAAGCTCATTTTGAGCCGGTCGGTCTTTAAATTCCAAGGCATTAAAATTAATCTTGGCACCGTCTGCTCCCGTTACAGGATCCCGTTCGTTAAAAGAACGAGTCACAAACTTACTAGACGTGATCACTGAAGCGCAGTTAATCCTGTTGTTGTACAGGGTTTGGAAATAAGAAATAAAATTCTTTTGACTGGACTTACCTGAGATCATTGCGGTTGTAACACAGCGTGGAGGTAAAAGCCTGTGCTTCGGAGTTACACCGATAAAAGCAATACGCATGAACTCTTCTTGGTTCCTCATTCCAAGGTTCCCGTAGTAAGGAGTAAAACCTAAAAGGATGAATTCAATTGGAATGCCGTTATCGTTTGCATCGATAATTGCAGAGTCAGAGTCTACATCGGATTTCCAACGGCGAGCTTGAAGATCAATTCGTAGTGTGTGGGGAGGAACGTTGGCGAGAATTTCGTCTTCGGAAAATTTACCGGCAATAAAAACCATGATTAGGTACCTGAATTAAAGGGAAAAATCGATTGAACCAATAGCCGCCGCAGCAATTTTACCTTTTTCAGGATCCACTGCTTTTTTGGGGGCGGACTTCGATGACTTGGGAAGATAAAGAATCTTATCCAAGGTGTAATTTAAATAATTCTTATCGTCTTTTTCGCTAGTAGAGACTTTACCAACCGCAATAGTCGGTGTGCCTGGTGCTAAATCTGATAGTTGTTTGGATAACTCAGCCCATGCTGTCAATTTAAACCAACACGTTTCGGCGTTATCCGCTTGCCAAGCAAGGGAACGATTTGTGACGGG